CCCGCCGGGGCGCATCCATGACGAAGCGGCCGACCGGCAAGGGCCGGACTAGCGGCAACAGGAAGGCGGTGGTGATGTGACGGCGGAGACCATCACCCTGCCGGACGTTTCCGACGACGAGCACCGGACGTTGAACCTGCTCCTCGAGCAGCTTGACGCGAAGGCTCGACGCAACCGGCTCCGCGCGGCGTACTACGACATGCGCCACGCTGTGCGCCTGGTCGGGTCGGTCATCCCGCCGCAGTACTGGCGCCTCGGCATCGTGCTCGGCTGGTCCGGCAAGGCGGTCGACACGCTCGCCCGGCGCACGAACCTGGACGACTTCGTGTGGCCCGACGGCGACCTCGACGGCATCGGCTTCCGCGAGGTTTGGGAGGGCAACAACCTCGGTTCCGAGGTCTCCCAGGGCACCATCTCGTCGCTGATCCACTCCACCGCGTTTGTCATCAACACTCAGGGCGACGAGGACGCGGGTGAGCCGGAAGCGCTGATCCACTTCAAGGACGCGCTGAACGCGACCGGTGAATGGAACAGCCGGGCTCGGCGCCTGGACAACCTGCTCTCGATCACCGACCGCGGCACCGAGGGCACCGACAAGGGCAAGCCGACCGGGCTCGTGCTGTACCTCGACGGCGTGACCATCCAGGCCGAGAAGGTCGACGGCAAGTGGACGGTCAAGGACCGCCCCGAGCACTCGTGGGGCGTCCCTGCCGAGCCGCTGGTCTACAAGCCGCGCGTCGGTCGCCCGTTCGGTTCCTCGCGGATCTCGCGGGCCGTGATGGCGCTGCAGGACCAGGCGACGCGGACCTCCATCCGCCTTGAGGCTCACGGTGACATCTACGCCATCCCCGACCTGTGGATGTTCGGCGCCGATGAGTCGATCTTCAAGAACGCCGACGGCTCCCAGAAGGAGTCCTGGCAGATCGTCATGGGCCGGATCAAGGGCGTCCCGGACGATCACGACCAGACCGACCCGCAACTCGCCCGTGCCGACGTGAAGCAGATCCCGGCGTCGGACCCGAAGCCGCACCTGGACATGCTCAAGCAGCAGGCGCAGCTGTTTTCCGGCGAGACGTCGATCCCGCTGACCTCGCTGGGCGTCTCGGACATGAGCAACCCGACGTCGGCGGACTCCTACATCGCCTCGCGTGAAGACCTCATCGCGGAGGCCGAGGGCGCGACCGACGACTGGCGGCCGGCGCTTCGGCGAGCGGCTGTTCGGGCGCTGGCGATGCAGAACGGCTACAAGCCCGACGACGTGCCCGCTGAGTGGTCGACCATCGACACGAAGTGGCGTTCCCCGATCTACCTGTCCCGGGCGCAGCAGGCCGATGCGGGCGTCAAGCAGCTCACCGCCATCCCGTGGCTCGCAGAGACCGAGGTGGGCCTAGAGCTTCTGGGGCTGGAGCCGCAGCAGTTGGCCCGCGCGGTCGCAGAGAAGCGACGCCTGACTGGCACGGCCGCACTCACCACCGCTCTTGAGCGCGCCGCTGCTCGCGTGACCGATGGCGACGCCGACCAGCCTGCGTAGGCAGATCGCAGATCTGGCCCAACTTGCGGGCGGAGATCTGGACGAACTGTTCCGCCGCGTCAGTGACGCCCGGTCGCCGCGACTGCGCGAGGCGCTATTGGATGTCCTGCCCTCGCTGGTCGAGTCATATGGCTCGGCAGCGGCTGCGCTGGCCGCCGACTGGTACGACGAACTCCGGGCCGAGGCCGCTGCCACGGGCCGCTTCAGTGCGATCCCTACAGAACTGGGGGATACGAAGGTCGACAGCTTGGTCGGCTGGGCAACGCGGACCGCTCGCAGTGACGACGCCTTCAGGATGATGATCGAGGGCGGGATGCAGAAGCGCATCGCCAACGCATCCCGAGTCACGGTCATGCAGTCGTCAACCGCGGATCCACGGTCGGCTGGGTGGAAGCGCATCGGCGTTGGCGCGTGCGCGTTCTGCAACATGCTGATCGACCGCGACCAACTCTATTCCGAGGCTACGGCCGACTTCGCCTCTCACGACCACTGCAACTGCCAGGCATACCCGCTCATCAAGGGCGCGGAGCCGATCGACGTGAAGAAGTGGACTGGCCCCCGCCCGAACATCACCGACGCCGACCGTGCCCGAGTGCGCGAGTACCTGGCGACTCACTGACCACCCCGACCACGGGGGCAAGCGCCACGGCGGCGCTCAACGCCGGAGCACTACCTGACGAGGCAACGGAGACTCACATGCCCGATCCCACACCCAACCCCGACCCGACGCCCGACCCGGCTCCCCAGCCGGACCAGGGCTTCACTCAGGCCGACGTGGACCGCATCGTCGCGGACCGACTCAAGCGCGAGCGAGAGACGACCAAGACGAAGTACGCGGACTACGACGACCTCAAGGCGAAGGCCGCAGGCGCCAAGACGGTCGAGGACCGTCTGGCAGAGATCGAGCGGCAGGCCAAGGACTCCGAGGACCGCGCTCTTCGGGCCGAAGTTGCCAACGCCAAGGGGCTGACCGCCAAGCAGGCCAAGCGCCTGCAGGGAAGCACTCGCGAGGAGTTGGAGGCCGACGCCGACGACCTGCTCGAGGACATCGGCGAGCGTGAGTCAGAGCGCAAGAAGCGCGGAAACCGTGTGCCCACCGAGGGCAAGACCACCCCCAAGCCCGGCGAGGAGAAGTTGCAGACCTTCACCCGCAACTTGTTCGGCCGGGACGACTGACCCACACAACTTAGGAGCACATCATGGCAACTCTCGACACCGGGGATCTGATCCTTCCGGACGAAATCCTCGACCCGTGGCTGGGCAAGGTGCAGTACGGCTCGGCCGTCGCCGCCCTGTCCGGCTCGATCCCGATGAAGTTCGGGAACGGCCACTCGATGACCTTCGACATCGGCGAGGCCGAGTACGTCGCCCAGGGCGCCAACAAGGGCGGTTCGACCGTCACGCCGACCACCGTCACCACCGCCCCGTTCAAGTTCCACAAGACGGTGCGCTGGACCGACGAGGTCAAGTGGGCCGACGAGGACCACCAGCTGGACGTCGTCCGTCAGATCCTCGACCTGATCCAGCCGTCGCTCTCTCGCGCGCTGGACTTCGGCGTGTTCCACGGCATCAACCCCACGGGTGGTGCCGAGGTCGCGGCGATGGACCAGACGCTCGACGACACGACCAACTCGGTCGAGTACGTGGCGGCGAACGCGCCCTACGTGAGCCTGGACGCGGCCGACGCCCTGGTGTTGGCGGACAGCTTCATCCCGCGCGACATCGCCCTGGACCCGGCCTACGCCGGGAAGTTCTCGTCGTACCGCAACGCCACGACCGAGCAGAAGGTCTACCCCGACTTCCGGCTCTCCACGGAGGTCTCCGACCTCGAGAATCACCGCGCGTCGGTGTCCCGCACGGTCGGCGCTGTCGGCGTGGCTGCGGTCGCGACCACCGTCCTCGGCTTCGTGGGCGACTTCTCCGCGATCCGCTGGGGCATCCAGCGGGCCATCGGGCTCGAGATGATCGAGTACGGCGACCCGGATGGCGGTGGCGACCTGAAGCGGAACAACCAGGTCGCCTTCCGCGCGGAGGTCGTCTACGGCTGGGGTGTCGCCGACCTGAACGCTTTCGCCAAGGTCATCGACGCGGCCTGATGCCTCGTCTGCGCAACATCAAGACCGGCGTGGTCGTCTCGACTTCGGACGAGACGGCTGCCCGGCTGGGAGCGGAGTGGGAGTCGGCCGACAAGCCCGCTCCTGCGAAGAAGGCGCCGGCCAAGAAGGCGGCGCCCTCCAGCAAGTCCGAGTCCAAGTAGCGCGAGAGGGGGCGACCCGTGGCTGAGATCATCGTTGTGACCGACCTGCCGGCTGCCGTGCAGTCGAACGAGCTTGTCGACGCGATGGTGGCCGGCGCGAACGCGAAAGCGTCACGGGTCGCCCCCTGCCTCACCTGGGATGGCACTACCGAGGACGAACCGGGACCGTCTGTCGACCAGACAGCCGAGGCCAAGCTGGTCCTGATCGGTGCCGTCAAGCGTTGGGCCGATGCTGGAGCGGGTGCCTTGCAGTCGCAGACCGCCGGGCCCTACGGCATCACCGTCGACACCCGTCAGCGGACTGGGTTCAACCTGTGGCCGAGCGAGATCGAGGCGTTGCAGGAGATCTGCCGTTCCGATGAGGTCGGCGGCGCGTTCTCCGTGGACACCGCTCCGGGCGGGAGCAGCGTGCACATGCCGTGGTGCTCGTACCTGATGGGCGCCACGTACTGCTCGTGTGGTGCCGACATCGCCGGCTACCCGATCTACGAGTTGGGCTGATGGACTTCCCCTACGGGGTGACGATCACCCTGCGCTCAACGGTCACCACGACCGACGACCTGGGCAACTCGACCACCGCCGTGACCGAGTCCCCATGGGGCCCGTGCGCGGTCGCCCCGCGGTACGCCACCGAGTCCACCGACTCCCGCGTGCCCCCCGTGATTGTCGGGAAGACCGTCTACGGCCCGACGGTGACGATCAACGCCGACGACACCCTGGTTATCGCTGGCGAGGAGTGGCAGGTCGACGGCCTGCCTGGTGAGTGGGAGAACCCGTTCACCGGCTGGGCGCCCGGCATCGAGGTTCCCGTGAAGCGGACGGCGGGAGTCTGATGGCGACGAGGGTCCATCTCGACCACGCCGCCATCGAGCGAATTCTCAAGTCCCGCGAGATGACCGTCGCCGTGACGGAACTGGCCGAGGCGGTGGCCGACGAGATCCGGGACCAGAACATCACGGTCGGCGCGTTTAAAGGCGGCGGTGGCGAGATCGACCTTCCAGTCGAGGTCGACGTCTACGAGACCGACCGCGCCCGGGCCTCTGTCACGATCAAGCACCCGGCGGGACTAGCGGGTCAGGCAAGGAACGGCTGGCTGACCAAGGCGGCCTCCGCGCTGGGCCTCGAGGTCAACGGCGACTAGCCCACGATCCACGACCACTCACCGTCGTCGTTCTCCATCGACACGGTGATGCGCGCCAACTGGCCGTCTTGGTCCTCAGCGAAGCAATGGAACTCCTCACCCGTCTCCCACTCCATGCTGTCCGGGCAGTCGACGACATATCGCCCGCCCAGCTCGTCGCGCAGACCGGCCGCCACCCCGTCCTCGATGGCCTCGGTATCGACCTCATCGGGCGTAAGTAGCCACGCGATGCCGACCCAGGCCGCGCCGAACAGGGTGAGCACGACGACGAGCCAGAGCCACTTCCGCGCTTTCATCCGCCCACGGTAAGGGGGATCCGGTGTCGCTGTCTGTGTTCCCCGATCCTCGGGTCTCGGTCGACGCCCTACTCAAGGCGGCCAAGGCTGCCCGCTGGCCGACCGCGACCATCTCTACGGCGTTCCCCGCCAACACCATCATCGTCCCTCACATCCAGCACGCCTGGGACGGGACGCCCTCGGAGCAGCAGAACCGGCAGATCACCACGATCCGGCTGACGATCTGGACTCCCACGGGCAAGGTCTCCGACGGCATCGCGCTGGCGCAGCTGGTCCGCGCGTTCCTGCTTGACACGGGCTCGGCGTCGATCTGGCGCTTCCGCCCCGGCCCCGGCCCACTGCCCGACATTGACTCCGCGACCGGGCTCCCGTTCTGCACGTTCAACCTGACCGCCGAGACCCGGCCGTCCGTCGTCGCCTGACGACCCCCTGAGTTTCCCGCGCACATCATCGAGCACAAAGGAGCAACGGCATGGCAGAGCGGCCGTTCTACGGCGACCCCAACGCGGCGCCGGTATGGCAGAAGGGTGCCGTGCTGCTGGGCAGCCTCACTGCAACGAAGCCCACCGGTGACCCGGCTGGCGCCCTCATCGCGACCCGCGGCTTCATCATCAACGACCCCGCTGCGGGCACCCCGATCACCACTGAGTGGGATCCGGCCGGGATGCTCGTCGACGACAGCCCGTTCACCGAGGGTGAGGAGACCATCGACGTCACCGAGCATTCGGCGTTCGGTCACGGGGTCTACGCCAAGACCTACAAGAACCAGGCGTTCAGCTTCGAGTTCCAAGCACTCCAGGACGACCTGGTGAACGCGGGCCTCATGTTCGACGCCTCGGGGTTGACCGAGACCGACGGCATGGTCTCTGGCGACGAGGGCTTCCGCGACCCCACCGAGCGGTTCCTGCTGGGCGTCGTGCGCGAGAACTCGATCAAGGCGCAGCGCCGGGTGTCGAAGAACTACTGCGAGATCAGCAGCATCTCCGCGGCGTTCAACAACGGCCGCACCGAGCGCACCGTCACCGTGTCGGTCTACCCCGACGCGAGCGGCGTGCTGTGGACCCGACACGAGTGGGAGCTGTGATGGCGAAGCGGCAGATCGTCCTCATCGGCAAGTCCTGGAACGGCGAGCACAAGGAGCGCCGCAGCGTGGACGAGGAGCGCGCCGCCGAACTGGTCCGCGCCGGACTCGCGAAGTACCCGCCCAATTCGAAGGCCGCCGAGAAGCCGGCCTCCTAAACGGCAGGGGCCGGCGCACCATGCGCGGGACGTCGGCCCCTGCTCTCACCCATCCCGCGCGCTCGTAGTAAGGAATCCCGCGCATGTCTGCACTCGAGAACGAGACCAACGGCGAGACCACCACGTTCGAGCACTTCGGGCGCACGTGGACGGTGCCGACCCAGCGTCACCTCAGACACCTCAAGGCGCTCACCGACGAGACCCGACGGATGGGCGGCCTGACCCAGGTGTTCATCGTCCAGACCTTCCTCTCCGAGGAGGAGTTCGCGGACCTGCTGGAGCTCGACCCCGGCGAGACCAGGTTCGAGGAGTTCGCGGACAAGGTTGCCGCGACGGTCGGTGTCGGCAGCTCGGGAAACTCGAAGCCCTCGTCGGCGCCCTCGTAGACCACGAGGAAGCCGTCGAGGGCTCTTTCCTTCGCTACAGCCTGGGCGACCTAGCCGACCTGTACCGCGACCGCATGACGCTGCGGCAGTTGTCGGTGCGGATCCGGGCGCTGCCGCCGGATGCCCCGTTGTGGGCGGTGATGCGGGACGCGGAGGAGACCGCGAAGGCTGCTCGGCTCAATGCCGATTTGGATGACGCACTGAGGCGCTACAGAAGGGGGTGAGGGCATGGCGGAACTTGGCTGGGCATCTCTAGGGATTGTGCCGACGATGGACAAGGGCTTCGGCTCGTCCCTCGGTCGCCAGATCGACCCCACCTTGGCGCAGACGGGCCGCGACTCCGGCAAACGCTTCGGCGGCATCCTCGGCAAGGCCGCGGTGGCCGGCGCCGCTGGCATCATTGGTGCCGGGTTCGCCGCGTTCAAGCTCGGCAAGGAGGCCGTCACCCAGGCTTCCGACCTCAACGAGTCGCTGAACGCCGTCAACCTGACGTACAACAAGCAGTCCAAGGCGGTGAAGAAGCTCGGCCGCGAGGCTGCCGACACCCTCGGCCTGTCGAACGCCGAGTTCAACGGCCTGGCCGTCCAGTTCTCCTCGTTCTCCAAGACCGTGGCGGGCTCCGGCGGCAAGAAGGTCGTGAAGACCCTCGATGACCTGACCACCCGGGCCTCTGACTTCGCCTCGGTGATGAACCTCGAGGTCTCCGACGCCGCTGGCCTGTTCCAGTCCGGCCTGGCCGGCGAGACCGAGCCGCTGAAGAAGTTCGGCATCGACCTGTCTGCCGCGGCTGTCGGCGCGCACGCCGTGGCCACCGGGATGGTCGAGTCTGCGGCTGAGATGACCGAGGCCGAGAAGGTCCAGGCCCGCTACTCGCTGCTGATGAAGTCGACCAAGTCCACACAGGGCGACTTCGCGAACACCTCGGACGAGCTGGCCAACTCGCAGCGAATCCTCTCGGCCGAGTGGAAGAACGCCCAGGCGCAGCTCGGCACGGCGCTGCTGCCGATCATGAAGGACGCGACCGGCTTCGTTCTGGACAAGGGCATCCCGGCCTTCGAGGACTTCTCTGACTGGTTCATCGACACGGGCATTCCCGCCATCGAGGGCTTCGTCGAGAAGACTCGGCCTCTCGCTGAGGAGCTGCTGCCCGCCGCGGCTGACGCGCTCGGCATCGTGCGGGACGCTGGCAAGGACGCGCTGCCGTACATCGAGGGCATCGTCGACGCCTTCAACGACATGCCCGACTGGGCCAAGAAGGCCATCGTCGGCGGCGGCGCCACGGCTCTGCTCGGCGCCAAGCTCCTCCCTGACCGCAAGGGCGGCGGCCTGGGCGGTAGTGGACTGCTAGGCAGCCTGAAGCCGGTACCGGTCTTCGTCACCAACATGGGCGGCGGCCTCGGTGGCGCGGGTGCCGGTGGTGGAAAGGGCGGCAAGCCGAAGGGCAAGTTCCCGTTCGTCGCGGGCGCGTCGCCGTTCCTGCTGCCACTAGCCCTAGGAGGCGACGCGGCTCCCGGTCAGGCAGGTGACCGCAATGCTGCCGAGAAGGCTTACGCCCGCCTGCTCGAGGTCGCCGGCGGCGACAAGCAGTCCGGCGAGGTGCTGTTCGACAACCTGGCCGGCGCCACCCGTGACGAGATCGTCAAGTACCGCAAGATGATCCGTGACGAGTTCGGCGTCGGGTTCAACGAGATCCGCAAGCTGAAGTTCGAGAGCGGCCGGTCGCCTCTACCTGAGGGCATCGGGGCTACTGCGCTGCGCAAGCGAGAGGCCGCACTGGACCCTCTCCGCAAGCAGGCGCTCGGCGACACCTTCAGCGTCTCCCCGAAGGGGATCGGCAAGGCCGAGAAGGACTTCCTGCGACTGCTCGGCTACCGCAATGACCTGCACGACAAGGACATCACCCCGTCTGTCCGGTTGCTGGGCGTACCGCAGGCGAAGCGCGACCTGGGTGAGGTTGAGAAGGCCGCTCTGGACGCTGCTGCGGCTGTGGCTACCGCGGTCTCCGGCGCTCTCGGGAATCTGGGGATCGGTGACGGCGCCGTCCCGACCACGGTCTACAACGGCCCGGTGACCTACACCGATGACGAGCAGGGCCGACGTGCTGCCCGTTTGCGGAACCAGCGTGCGGGCTCGGACGGGATACGCCGGTGACCCTCTCTGTGAGCATCGACCGCACCGAGCTGGCCCTGACGCCGCTGGCGATCACCCA